CACTGTGGGCCCAAGTGCATTACGTTCAAGAATTTCCAAGGCCATAAGTGGTTCTGTATCACCAAAAGATATAGCATCCCAAATTGCAACGGTTGTACCTACAGGAATATTTTTTCCGCCACCAGTGGGATCTAGTGCAAAATTTGCTGGGTTAGGACTAGAGTAAGTGCCTGTTGTTTGACTAACAAACGTACCCAGGGCTGCACTGTATTTCTTAATTCTGAGAGCTACACCGCTATTGGCAGCACTCATGTTATTCCATACAGATCCTGTAGGAGACGGCCAGTTAGTTTCGGTAACCGGTTGTCCCACTGCCCAACGAGGTGCGTTGTAGCTATATGAAGGCAAGTACGTTGGAGTGTAGTACACGCCAGCAGGAATACCAAGAGCTGTCAACAATGCAGCGGTACTAGTAGTGTCAATTTCAATTGCTCCGCCTATCAAGCTACTAACGTCAGGGCTTGTTAAAGAGTTGCCAAATAATTGTAATTTACTTGATACAACTGCTGAAGTGACTCCTGGAATTGCAGCGGCATTGATATCAATAGACAACTGAGCCAATGTGTTATTAGGGCTTGCAGCCACAGGAACTGAGACACCATTGATCACAATAGTATTACCAGCATTAAGGCTACCAGGAGTTCCAGTTCCAGTAATGGTAGGCCAAGATGTTTTCCACTCATCTGATCCAACTAGTACCCAGGCATTTGATGAATTTTTGTAATATCCTGGATTGGTAGTGGATACTGCAGAGATTGCATAATCACCAATGCTACCAATGCTGGCCAAAGGTGTAAAGTTTCCTGAACTGTAACCCTGTACGTCAGCTGTGTCTGTGATAACAATAGGAGTTTTTACAGTGAATGTGTTGGTTGTTTGATTCCACTCTTGGATACCCCAGAGTGAGGTTGACGTGTCTAACCAGTAATCACCATCGTTAGGATTACCTGTTGGACGCACCAAGCTGGCAGTTAATTCTGACAAGTCAATGTTGGCACGTTGCACATAGCAACGATTTGTAATACCCAGTGCAGAGTATGCTGCCAACAAGCCGTACTCGTTGAGTTCGTAGCCGTTGATTGCTGTACCTGTTGTGGTCTGATAAAAGAATGGCACGCCAAATGTGGCAGCCAGGTCTCGTTGACTTGTGATTAGATACGTTTTATTGGCATTTGCAGCCAATGTTCCAGCGGCAACTGTCACGCCGTCTGAACTTACTTTATTCTGTGCAGTAGCGATTAAAAAATACGGTACTGTGTTAACAGCGGAAGGGATATATTGACTCTCGTCAATTACTGTTACTTCTACGCCTGGTGATACTAGAGCCATGGTCAATTCCTTTTCAAGATACAATATTTATAGGTATATTCAAAAAAGGCGTCGTTACGGTGCCCTTTGCCAAAGGTCCTGCCACTAAATACCGTATGAGACCTATCTGTCAAGCCTGCAATCAACGGCCATGTGCTGTAAACTATACCCGTGACGGTGTTACTCACTATCGCAGTCGATGTGATAGTTGCGCAAGAAAAAATCGTGGTGTAAAAACAAGAAAGCCCCGGTGGGAGTCAGCAGGGTTTAAAAGGAAAATGACTTGTGACCGGTGCGGGTTTACAGCCCGTTACTCAAGCCAAATATTGGTGTATCATGTGGATGGAGATCTAAACAACACTGGAGTTAAAAACTTAAAGTGCGTTTGTCGCAACTGTGTAGAAGCCATTAACAAAAGCGACTTGCCTTGGAAGCCTGGTGATCTAGCGGTGGATCTTTAAAAGTGTGGTCATTAGTTCACGAGTATTACGACGTAGATCCTCTAGTGCACCGTTGTTATCAATAACATAGTCAGCCATCCAAATTTCCAAGCTCATGCTAGACTGATCTTCCTGTGGCAAATGATCACTACGATCTACCCAGACGGCATAATCAAATACCTGTGTATTCCGCATGGCATGAAACTCACTCTTGTTGCGCAGTCCGCAGTAGATTGAATTTTCAGCAAAAATTTCTCTACCTAGTCTAGCATAATCGTCTTTACAGTAAGCATGAATCATGTCGTACCACTCAGCTCGATGATTGTGTCTATCTTCAAAACACTGTTCGTAGCTGGTGTATGCATACTTGGATTTTAACTCTGCATAGATAAACTTTTCAGCACAAAAGTCTGAGCTAGAACGGAAACTGTAGCCAAATTCTTTACGCAGAATATCACACACAGTATCTTTGCCGTGTCGAGCATTGCCAATAATCAGCAGTTTTGGAAGTGTCATTTTAAGGAGGTTACGTTGAGATGATCTAGTGTGCGCTGTAGCATGCCAATTTGTCTGCGGCAGTCTTCTAGAGCATGATGACTAGTAGGCGGGATAGGCTGATCAGGCCATAATGAGAATACAGTACGGCTATCACGCACCATGTAGTACTTCCAAGGCAATGGCTTGTGATAGCTCTTGTAAGCATGCTCAAGAATGTTCATGTCGTAAGTGGGACCTTGTGCCCAGATTCTGTTGGAGTGCCAAATTAGCTTGCCTAGCCCATCTAATGCTTGATCTAGAGGAATGCGGCCTTGTTCGTTGAACGCTTCGTCTCGAACCACAGCAGGTTGTGTAGCCCACCATTCAATTGTGCCTTGATCAATAGCACGGTCTTCTTGGCTTTCTAATGTGACTCTAGCATAGTAACTCTGGCCAGAATGTCCTTGTCCAAACGGGTCAAAGCTCTGGGCCGCAATAGTTAGTATTGTAGTATCTGGGCCTGTAGCAAGCCCTTCTAAGTCGATCATCAAGTCCATGTGTTATTGTAACACAAGTCTAGATGTTGATCAATAGACGTTTAACCGATTACCCAGGTAAGTGGTTGGCTTGCATCCACATAGTTCTTGAGCTGGTCTTCTAATGCAATGATAGCTTCTTTGGCTTCTGCTTTCATTGCGGCACCGTTTAGGGTGCCGCCGCCTTGTGGTCCTGCAATTGAGCCAAACTTCTCACGTGCTTCACCAATAATCATTTTAGAATTGGCCACCATGTAGTCCTTGATCCATTGACTGATTTGGAAGTCCTGTAGCAAGTTGATTTCTGGTTTGAGATTGTATGTCCAAAGTAGCACATTTTCTCCAGTGCCTTTTGGGTCACGAATCAATTGAATTTTCTTTGTGACCTGGTTATAGGTATAGTTCATGTAGCCGCCAAACATACGTGCGGCTAGTTCTACATACTGTGAATAAAAGTCGTATGTGGCAAGGCCGCCTGCTACGTTGAAGTTCATTAGGTACACATTCAAACTGGCCTGTGCAAACGGATCAAAGTTTGATGCAAACGGACCTGTAGCATCGCCAAACGTTCTACGGAATACCTGTCGTACACTCACTACCTCTTGTGGCAACTGGTAGATGTTGACATCTTTGACCAGTTCCATAAAGCTGTAGCTTTCCTCATAGGCATTGCTGGCCCGTTGGCGGTAAGTGCCTATGGTTTTTTGATAGGCGGCTTCGTAGTGAGCAGGATCCAACTCGATGTCAACGATCTGATCACCAAGTTGGAGTTTTACGTATTCTACTAAGTTTTGCTTGAGTGTCTCAAGCGAGTTCTGTTGCTGTTCTGCCATTGGGGGACTCCGTCCCCTTTATTTACCAACTTTTAAGGATGATCAAGTTCTCTGTACCACGTCCGTTAAACGGGGTTTCTGTAGTGGTCAAGTCCTTGTAGATCTTCCTTGCGGCCGGCTTGCCTGCGGCACCCATGGCTTTGAGCACGTCTGCTGGCTTGCGTACAGTTTTTTGCTGACTCTCAACTGTACTAAATCCAATGATAGCGTTGCTTTTTACAGTAAATGCCTGTGCATGGCTGTCAGCAACAATATGGATTAGCTTGCGTTTTTTAGTGTCATACAACCAGGCTTCTGCCTTGTCCACTAAACTTGCGGCTGGTAAGCCTTTGAGCTTGAGCTCTGCAAATTCCGTAATACACTTGAACTTTGCGGCACGTTTCTCTGGGCTCACTGCCTTAACTGCACGAGGCTTACGCTCTACCTTTTTAATCTGCACATAGGCGCCACAGTCCGAAATCACAAGCTCACAGAACTTTACGCAATTCTTTAACTGTATTTTGGTAAGATAGTTATAGCCCTGTGCCAAGTCCGCATCTTTGCCTGCCACTGCCTCATCAAACTCTGTGAGTTTACGGGTCCAGATTTGCTTGATGTCGTTCACCATTTGTGGGGCAATGTTTAAACTACGCATGAGCACCACGGGCTTGTAGTCTGCGTTGAGTTTGGCACCACTTGAGATAAAGTCGTCAAACAAGCCATCTAACTCACCTGCGCATTCCGATACCTTCTCACGCAGGCGATCTTGGATGGTGATTCGTGGCACTGAATCGTCAACGGGTACTTCTGCTACCTCTTCATCTTGTTTGGATTCCAAAATCTCTTTTAGCAAGTTATCCAATTTGATCTGCTCGTGCTCGGTAAGTTCTAATCCCACCATGCTCATACGGCACAGCCAACCTGTGGTGAGTCGGATTGAGCTGTCCGGAATGCGTTTGAGTGTACGAACGTCGTCCTTACGATCATGTGTTTCCAGGTAGTTTACAATCATCTCACGGGCATCTTTTTTACCATAAAAGTAGTTGTACCACGAGAACGCATGACTAAAGGCACTGACGCGGCCTTCTGTGGGTTGCACTCGCCATGTAGGCTCCATGCCCATGGCATTGGTATCCGCACTACGTGGATTTAGGGGTTTGACGGGTTTTGTTGCGACTTTCATACGTTCTCCAAAAAGCAATAACTGTAATTATAGCAAAGATTGATTTTGATGTCAATCTTTGCTGGTGTTGTTTTTAGAACACAGTGCCGCGAAACTGCTCGTAATCGTAAAATGCTACTAAAGTACTATCTCGAAAGTAAACTGTAATCCCGCCCAGATCCTCGCGAGCGTCCCACTTTGTCTGCTCCAAAATAACATTAGTAGCACGAACTTCCAGCTCGTCCATTAGATCCTCGCCTGTGTCCCGGTAGCTTTGCATGGCTTCTGCCTCATAATCTAAAGTGTATACTTCAGTATTATTAATTTGTGCGCTTTGTACATCTGTAAGCATAGGTGGCTCCTTTTGTTGTTAAGTGCTAATTATAGCAGTTTGGGATTTAATGGTCAACCGCCCATAAATACTACACTATGCCACGCCTAAGCCTATACCGTCCCAACCGAACCCGCGGCTACCAATTTTTGGATCGTACCATCCGAGAGATGTACACTGTGGGCGGAGTAGATATCTATGTTCACAAATACATGGGTCCAGAAACAGGTGGCGAAGACTCCGCATTCAGTGGCAATGCAGATGCTACTCAACCTGTTTATGATGAACTGAGTCCATTAAACATTCAAGACTTGCTGTTGCTGGAAAACCGTGACAGAATTTATGATCAAGACATCTATGTCATGCGCGGTGTTTACAATGCTCAAGACGTGGACTTTGACTTGAGTCAGTTTGGACTGTTCCTAAACAACGATACCTTGTTTATCACATTCCACTACAACAACATGATTGATGTGTTTCAACGCAAACTCATGGTAGGCGATGTGCTGGAACTGCCCAACTTGAAAGATTACTATCCTTTGAATTCAAACATTCCTGAAGCTTTGCCCAAGTACTATGTGATTCAAGATGCGGCATTTGCCAGCGAAGGTTTCAGTCAA